GTAGATTTAAAGATTTCCAGGGGTGTGAGACCCGAGTACTCGCCCTGAAGATTTACATCGTATTTTAATGGAAAAGACAGTAATATTTCTTTTGAAAAGTTCCTCATGAGAGGATAATTTTCTATTATAATTTCTATTTAGCCAGTGAGGTTCTCCAAACCTCTAAAGTTTTAATTCATTAATTTGATTTGATACACATTATTTATTTATTGCTCAAACAATATATTTATGTAGTGAATAATTTCACAATGCATTCTTCCCATCGGGGAAGAAAGACGCATTGAATTACACGTTTCTTTTACAGATAAACATAATTATTCGTATATTTGATATATATTTTTAGTGTAACCTGATACCACAAAGCGTATCATGTTGATCTGATTATTTTTGAGGCAATCCTTTATGTTGGATGCACCAAGAAACAATTAACTATTATAGATAGTTCTTTTAACCTTAGGAAAGTTATTAGAATGGTAGTTTAATTGATTTAGCACCATTTCAGCTAGGTAGATGATACCAAACGAAATTGATGAGTAGGATTTCTATGCCTACTCGACTGCAACTCTGCGTTCCCGGACAATGAGTAATACAGCACATTTATGTAACCTAGAAAAATAGGGCCTCCCACAAGGAGATTACCCGTAGAACCAATTGTATAATTCGCATGCTTGACTCGCATGCTACCCATGTCATGGAAATGATGTGGTATCAACTATAAGTTACTAATACACAAAATAACCCCACACACTTTGTACAGTCTGGAGATGACTATAACTATCAAGAGATGGATTTCTCGAACAGCAAGCGTTTTAACAAAGATAAGTTTGATAAACGCAAGCAAGCCAAGCGCACACAAAAAGACAAGCGTTCACGCAAGATTAAAGCAGATTATGAAAATACTGTTAAAGATCTTAAGAATGCTCGTCAAAGTCCTTCAAGTAAGGATGTGGACCGTTTGGTCAAGAAGTTGGAAGGAATAAAGAAGAGTAAAAAGAAGTACCGTAAGTTCGGTGCTAAAGCTCAAGCTTTATCTCCTAAGATCGCAGGTTATGGTAATTCTTTACTAGATGGTTTACATCAATGTATAGAGAATGCCAAAACTATTCGCGAAGTAATAGGAGAGGATGTATTATCGTTTTTGTTGGATGTTTTTACTACCCTTTATAACATCTACAAAACACCCGAATGGGATTCAGTACTAGTAAATGTATCCAGCTTATTCTTAAGGAATTTTCCTAAAGAGTATGCCGAGTATGCACTGGTCTGGTTTCGTTCAGCATTTGATATTGCGATGTCCCAATCATCGGAAAAATCATCTTATAAAGATCTCATTTTGAATATGTTTTCGAATACCAACGAATTCATTCAAGATGCTCTTTGGACCAATATAGTGGAATTTTTCGTTAAGATTTCTGCACTTTATGCTGCAGTATCTGACGCCGTTTCATTTGAGGCTCTCGATATGGACACTTTGCTTAAGCAATTTAGATTATTTAAGGAGAATATGCCAAAGTGCCAAGATCTTGTTGAGTCTGCTTTCGCTGCTTATGAATTCGTTCTAGGCAGTTGGGAAGAGATTCGCACCGGAAAATGGGGATGCTTTTTGCTTGGTAAGGATGAGACGCAAGTCTTTGAATTGGAAGTAAGAACACTTGAACAAGCATTTCCATTGGTCATCGCCAATCAAAAAGATGAATTGATGACAATTTACAACTTGACACCTGAGAAATATGAGACTCGCTTAACAGCTGCTATTAAAACAGCCAAGAGTTTGATTTCTCGTTGTTCCAGTGCCACCCAACGTATGTCGGTGTCTACTTTTATTAAGACATTGACTGATCGTCAGGCAGAACTTTATGCTCGTATTGCTGATGCTCCTCGACGTGATGAACCGTATAGTATTAAATTATCGGGACCATCCAGTTGTGGTAAATCAACATTAGTACCATTGATTTCGAAGATTATGCTTCATGCTTATGGGTTGGATCCTAGTGAAAAAGGACAAGTAGTATTCACTAATATCTCTGAGAGATATGAATCTACTATCAAACCTTCTCACAAGATCATCGTTGCCGATGATATAGCTAATAATCTGAATGAAAAACCAAATTATGATAGAATCCTTAATTACGTCAACACAGTCCCTCGACCTTTAGAGAAGGCTGATGTGAAGGAAAAAGGAATTCTATATCCAGGCAATGTTGCATTTATTGGAACCACCAATGATGAAACACTTCGTGCTGAGAAATGTTCGACCAAACCAGAGTCTATATGGCGCCGATTTGTGTTGGATGTTTCAGTCGGCATTCGAGAGGAATTTCGTAATGCATATGGTGGAATCATTGATATGGATTCTCCACGTCTAGATATCTATGAATTGGTATTGAAACGATTTGAATCCTACGATGAGGTGAACAATACGATCAAATGGGATATTATTCCTAGATCAGAATGGAATGAGTATGATGATAATGAGCATGACTTAGCTGCTCTCATCAAATTTGTTGGTTTTGATATTAATAAACACATCAAGCGCGTAAAAGAAAAGGCAGCCGCTCAAGAAGAGTTGGATGCTTGTAACTTTTGCTCTACATGTAGTACTCTTTCCATGTTTTGTTCATGTCCCCAGGAGGAAGGAGCTGAAATTCAGTTTGGATCTTTTTGGTCCACTTTCAGCACTGCTGAATTATGGGACATTCGAGCATCATTATCTGGTTCGCGTGATAGTTGCACTAATCTATACAAGAATGTTTTATTCTGTAAAAAGATTTGGCAACGGAAACGCAAACTTTATAAGTATGCTATGATGATGTTTGGTGCCATGATGATAGGTAGCCTATTTGGATCTAAATATGCTCTCCCCATTTTTGTTTATGGAGCTGGTCAATGTGCATTTAATTATGTACAAATGATCAATGAAGTAGACAGGGAGATAGCTGAACGATCTGATAAACTATCTTGCTTATGCATCGGTGCGCGAGAACATCTTCAGAATAATATGAAGAAATACTTTGCCACAGGTGCAGCAGCAATTATGTTGTATAAAACATATGTTATGATTCGTCCTTTGATTACTCAGGATAAATCGACATATTTAGATCTTACATTACCCGTCTTTGATAAAATATTAGAAAGTCCCCCCAAGGGAGACTTTGTTTATAAGTGTCAGGATGAGCGTGATTATAAGGAAGGTTACTCTCGGTTAACACCAAAAGAGAGTAATTTTTCTAAAACCACGACAAGTAAGGATTTGCAGATTGCCATCAGCAAGGCTTTACGCGTAGTAGTTGTAAAATCTAAAGGTGAATTCTTCGCCACTGTCAATGGTATTATGGTTGAGTCAAATGTTATTATGGTTCCTAGCCATAGTATACCATTTACTTTTCCATTTTCTATTGAGACAACAACAACTCCCAATGTCCCCTCAGCTAAAACAAAGGATCAGAATTTAACCGAGAATTTTGTTGAGATTGACAGAGAGTTCGATGTTGCTTTTGTGCATTTAGCATCTAGTCCCGCAAGTACTAATTTTGCTCGATTCTTCCCAGAAGAGCCAGCTAAATTTCTTGCACGATCAACTGTTATGTTGTGGAAATCACCTGACAATGAAGTCAAGATTTCTCGACAGGCAGCGCGACCAATTACCGAAGAGTTGACCTATTCAGGTGCTTTAGAGCACCCAGGACTTCTTTATGGTACTCGCATGAAACATACAACCTTTACTATGAAACCAGGCAATGGAATGAAAGTCGATTTAGAATTTCCTTCATTCGCAGGTTTATGTGGTGGTTTGTATATTGATGCAGTAAGTGGAATCATTTATGGATTCCATGTCGCAGGTATTCCTTATACTAATCGTGGATTTTTCACTTGTATCACACGCCCTCAAATTACGAAGGCTATTGATGCGTTACGGAAGAAGAGTCCTACGATGATCGTACACTCTAGTGTAGCACCAAAGGTGGATTCTTATGGTATGCCTTACACTCTCATTAATGAGAAACCTCTTTACACTCGTGAAGATGGTACAGGTAAGGATACTGTAGTGACATACCTAGGTAAGGTCCTTGTTGATGGACAGCCTATGGAATCTCGTGCTAGATCCCCATATCTACCCACACCTTTTGAAGGTGTTGTGGAAGAGTTTGGAGAATCGAAGCACAGACCTCCTACTCGCATTAATGATGTTGAAAAGACGATGGCAACTCTAAACAAGTTGACAACACCAGTTCAGCATTATGAAGGTGATGTTCTTGAGAAAGCAATCAATGATTATAAAGATCATACTCTTGCTATTATTGAGGACAATATGGAGGAATGTCAGGAGATGCTTCGTGTTTATACACAAGAAGAAGCTATGGATGGTATTGGAAAATTCGGTTTAAGTGGCATTCCCAATGACACTTCTGCAGGCTTTCCTATTTGTAAATCCAAGAAACATTGTCTTGTGCGTGATCTCATGGATGAATCTCTTGTCAAAATTCCTCGTGAATTTAATGGCAGGTTTGATATCCAAAGTGAGATTGATCGCACTGAGGAATGTTGGAGGAACAACACTCGTTCAGAAGTTATTTTCAAAGCGAGTAGTAAAGCCAATGAATTACTACCTAATAAGAAAG